ATTTACTTATACCTGCAGTCACAGGTTTACTAGATAAGTTCATACCTGATGCTGATGAGAAACAAAAGATAGCGCATGAAATTGCTACTATGTCACAAAAAATGGCGCATGAAAGTGCAATGGCTCAGATTGAAGTTAATAAAGAAGAGGCTAAGCACCGCACTGTATTTGTTGCAGGGTGGAGACCATTTATAGGTTGGACATGTGGGTTTGCTCTAGCTTACCACTTTGTAATACAACCTATATTAACGCTTATACTATCTATTAACGGCATTGCTGTAGATTTACCTCAGTTTGATATGACTACGTTAACCACTGTACTAATGGGAATGCTAGGTCTTGGTGGTCTTAGAACGTATGAGAAAACTAAAAACCTAACGAAATAACTGTTTAAAAAACTAAAAGTAAACATCAAAAAGTATTTATGCTATAATACGAGTAATTGTATGTAATAAGCATGTAAATGCTGCACAAAAATTATCGAAAGGTTTCCCATATGAACGAACAGCAGCAGATCAGAGATGCAGTCATAAAACTAGAAGTTAAAATGGAATCAATGTCTGATTCTATGGCAGCTATGGCTGAAGCTGTTACTAAGCTTAGTGATATGCGCTTTGAAGTGCTGGAGCTACGTAAGGATGTCGGCGTACTAGTTAATAAAATGGACAAGCATGAAGAAGATATCGAAAAGCTGCAACAAAAACAGCTAATCCTAGAAAAAGCTCAAGCACAAAATACATATGTAATTAGCAAAATAGAAATATTTTGGACAGCTATTATAGCAGGTGCTGGAACTTTTCTTTGGTGGCTTGTTAAAAACTAAGCAATCTATTATAGTAGCGCATTGCCTAGATAATTATTGAAGGAACTCATGAAAATTAAAAAAGCTGAATTACTTAGCGCCTTAAAAGCGGACTTAAAAGCGGCAGATCTTCTTAAAAGAGATCAAGACGCTGTTATGTCTAAATGGAAGGCTGAGTACAATGGCGACCCTTATGGCAATGAGCAAAAGGGTAAGTCTTCTATTGTATCTAGAGATATCAAAAAACAATCAGAGTGGCAACATGCTACTATTGTAGATCCTTTTGTAAGTACTTCTGATGTTATTAAATGTATACCTATTACCTGGGAAGATGAAGAGTCAGCCCGTCAAAATGAATTGCTTCTTAATACACAATTTTGTCGTAAGTTTGACCGTTTTAACTTTATGTCTAAAGCAGTCAAAGTACTAGACCGTGAAGGTACCCTAGTTGTACAAACAGGCTGGGACTACGAAGACGAAGAAGTAACTACTATGGCAGAAATGGTAGTTATAGATGAAGAAACTGGTAGAGAAGTTATAGTAGAGCAAGAAGTTACTGAGACTATAGTAAAGAAAAATCAACCTACTGCAAAAGTTTGCCGTAACGAAGATATCTACATCGACCCTACCTGCCAAGACAACCTAGATAACGCACAGTTTGTTATTTACCGTTATGAGACAGATTTATCTTCTTTGAAGAAAGATGGCCGTTATAAGAACCTAGATAAAGTAGCACGTTTCCATCGTGAAGACTTTGACTATGATCCACCTGACGAAACAGAGTTTAGATTTTCTGATGAACCACGTAAGAAACTAGTGGTTTATGAGTACTGGGGCAATTATGACGTAAATGGTGACGGTATTGCAGAACCTATTGTATGTGCATGGGTTAACGATATTATCATACGTTTACAGTCTAATCCTTACCCTGATGGCAAAGCTCCTTTTATCGTAGTACCTTTTAACAGTGTACCGTTTAAGATTCATGGTGAAGCTAACGCTGAGCTTATCGGCGATAACCAAAAAGTTAAGACTGCTATCGTACGTGGTATTATTGATAACATGGCACAGTCTAACAACGGCCAAGTAGCAATACGTAAAGGTGCTCTAGATCAGATTAACCGCAAGAAGTTCTTAGCAGGCCAAAACTTTGAGTTTAACGGTACTCCTAATGATTTCTGGCAAGGCAGCTATAACAATATTCCTGGTTCTGCTTTTGATATGATCGGTCTTATGAACAATGAGATTGAATCTATTACCGGTACTAAATCTTTTAGTGGTGGTATTAATGCAGGCTCTCTAGGAGCTACAGCAACAGGCGCTAGAGGCGCTTTAGATGCTACTGCTACCAGACGCATGAATATCGTACGTAATGTCGCTGAGAACCTTATTAAGCCTCTTATACGTAAGTGGATGTCGTACAACTCTGAGTTCTTAGAAGATGAAGAAGTAGTACGTGTAACTAATGAGCAGTTTGTACCGATTCGTCGTGACGATTTAGACGGCAAGATAGACCTAGATATTACTATTTCTACTGCAGAAGATAATGCGGCTAAATCACAAGAGTTATCATTCTTGCTGCAGACCCTAGGTCCTAATGAAGATCCTGTTATTCGTCGTACTATTATGGCAGACATTATGGAACTTATGCGCATGCCAGAACAAGCTAAACGTATTCGTGACTACAAGCCGCCACAAGATCCTGTACAAGAACAGCTTAAGCAACTAGAACTACAGCGTTTAATGCTAGAAAACGAAAAGCTTAAAGCGGATATTGCTGATAAGACTGCCCGTGCTCAAGAGAACACTATTGATGCAGAACTTAAGCGTAATAAAGCAGCAGTAGAAGCGGCTAAGGCACGTAAGCTAACTAGTGAAGCTGATATGACTGATCTTAAGTTTGTTAAGGAAGATGAAGGGTTCTCTCACTTAGAAAAAGTAGAACTCGAAGACCTTAAACACGCACAGAAGATGGAAGCAGAAATGGCTAAACATCGTGCTAACCTAGAACAAATGATGGCACAGCAACTAGCTGGCGATAAAAATATTGGAGTTATGTAATGAGTTATATTGAACGTTCTAAGCAAAATGCTATGGACAAAGAAGAGTTAAAAGCTTTTCGTGCTCGAGAGGCAGATGACACTATGGCAGCCCTAGCTAACGCAGCTGCTTTAGAAGAAAGATCTCGTAATCAAGCAGTTATTGACAGTTTACTTCGTGATAGAGCTAGAACTCCTTACAGTCCTTATACAGGAATTGATAGTAATGAGTTTTTACAAGAAACTAATTACATGGCTAATGGTGGAGCTCAACAAGAAGCTATGGATACTGCTACTAGTAATGCTTACGACCGTAGTATTAATACTGTAACTGGTCCAAGCAATCTTGAAAAATTTAGTTCTTTTGTAGAGGGTAAAGTTAATAGATTTTTAAACGATGCTCCAATAGAAGAAAACAAAGCAGTTATAGATGCTGCTTTACGTGAAAGACAAGAATACGACAGAAATAATAGAGGTCAGTAATGGAAGGTTTAGCGCAGCAAATGGCAGGTGCTCCTGCACAACAAATGGCTCAACAAATGGCTCCGCAAGGCGGTGGTCAAGATGAAATGGCTATGATTCAGCAGATAGTAGAAATGCTTATGCAAGGCGCAGATCCGGAACAGCTAGTACAGCAAGGCGTTCCTCCTGAGCTTATCATGGCAGCTATTGAGATGTTAGAACAACAACTAGCGGCACAGCAAGGTCCTCAGGGCCTAGCACAGTCGATGATGTAAGGACCTAGTTATGGATGCAATTAATACTGTTTTAGATTGGATTAACTACGTTACATTAGCTGTAGCTATTGCTTCTACTATTGCGTCTCTTACGGATACTCCAAAAGATGACAAATTTGTAGCAAAACTATATAAAATTGTTGATTTACTTGCGTTAAACGTAGGTAAAGCCAAAATGAAGTAAGGGAATCCTATGCCAGCTCCATTATTAATACCTGCAGCAGTTGGTCTTGCTCGTTTTATGATCCAAAGAGCTGCTCCTTACGCAGCAAGAGGCTTAAACAACGTAGGAAAGCAGTGGGTAAAAGCAGCTACCGGTAAAACTGCCCCAGGTATGTTTGGTAAAAAAGCAGCTAGATTTTCTGGTAGTGCCGTAGCTGCTGGTGGCGCACAAGAAGCTCTTGAAGACTACTTGGGTATAGATATACCTGAAATAACTCCTAATAGTACTCTAGGGTCAGAAATATACAAAAATGGTAAAACAGCCTATGTTAACGCACAAGAAGGCTTAGCAAACTACTTAGAGAGGTAACAGTATGTCTTTAGCAGAAGAGTTAGCATGTAACTCACCAAAACGTACTACTAGTCACAAGACTAAGTCTCACGTGGTTAAAGCATGTGAAGGCGGCAAGAAAAAAATTATTCGTTTTGGTCAGCAGGGTGTAAGTGGATCGCCTAAGAAAAAAGGTGAGTCAGAAGCTAGCCGTAAACGTAGAAAATCTTTTAAAGCACGTCACGCTAAAAACATTGCTAAAGGTAAAATGTCTGCAGCGTATTGGGCAAATGCCGTAAAATGGACTATACTAGTACCAATATTAAGTGGTATAGGTGTACTAAGTAATGCGACCAATATTGGATTCACGAATATTATTTAAAGGTAATAAATATACCGCCGTTTGCAATTGTGGAAAAACAAACGTTTATAAAAATAAAAGCTCCGCAATTAATATGCTAGAAAGAAGCACTTGCAGGTTCTGTAAGAGGGATTACAGAAATGTGGGTGATACTGTGAGTATATATAAAAATACTGATAGAAAGTGGTGTTCTACTTGCTCAGGTTGTAATATAGAGCAGGCATATACAAGAAAAGATCATGCTAAACAAAGTACAGTAAGTGACTGGCAGTGTAAAAAATGCGCAGCTAGTTTAAAAAGTTATAGTAGTAATCAGTATGTAGGTGATGAAAGACGCCTATACAATAAGTTTAGAAAGTCTGCAGATGCTAGGGGTATAGATTGGGATTTAAACTTTAAAAAGTTTACAAGCTCTTTTGATAGCACTTGCGCTTTAACCGGTTGGCATATATCTATGAAGTATGGTGAATGTACCGCTAGTTTAGATCGAGTTGATAGCCAAAAAGGCTATAGTACTGATAATATACAGTGGGTGCATACTATGGTTAATATGTGTAAAAACAAATATGACCAAGATAAATTTATAGAAATGTGCCAAGCAATATCTGATAAGGTAAAATGGTAATGGCAAAAGGTTTAGCAGAAACTATAGGCAAGAAAAAGAAGGGCAATAAGATTTGCTCTGCAGGTATTGCTTGGGCTAAGCGTACATTTGACAAATACCCTAGTGCTTATGCAAACCTAGCTGCATCTAAGTATTGTAAAGACCCTAACTACGCCAAAGACAGTAAAGGCAAAAAGAAATGAGCCTAGCTAAATGGTTAACAGAAGACTGGGTACGTATTAACAGTAGTGGTAACATTGCTGGTAAATGCGGTACATCTAAGAATAAGAAAAACCCTGATAGATGTTTACCTAGAAAAAAAGCAGAAAGTCTTAGCAAGTCTGAAAGAGCTGCCACAGCTAAAAAGAAAAAAGCTGGTTCTCAGGGCGGTAAAAAACAATTTGTAAGCAACACTAAAAAAGCTAAAGTATCTAACTAATAGGAAATATTATGAAACCATGTAAAGACTGTAAAACTGTTAAAGCGTGTATCCAAAAAGGCAAATGTTTAGGCAAAGAAAAGAAAGCTATGTCTAACAAAGAAGGTGCTAAGACTTCCCCTAGCGGTGGTGGCTACTAGTTATGGAACAAGGACTAGCAGGACAAATGGTATATGGTGACGGTAAGTCACAAAATACCAAACACTACTACGCAGGTGTGAAAAAGAAATCTAGCGGTTGTAATTGTTCTAGCAAAACCCCTGGTACTCCTAAACGTAAAAAGAAGTGTGGTTGTTCAAAGGGTTGCGCTAAGTAGCCCTTGTGTTGTATAATATCGAATAGGTTAGTACTAGCTATCACTACAGTGCGCTATTACTAGTAAATTTACTTTATATTAACACAACTACAAGGATTCATTTATGAACAACCTTAACGACCAGCAAATTTTAGAAGTAGAAAACCGTTATTGGGCGGATATGTGGAGTTCTTTAGAACGCTTAAAAGAAAATAAAGATTTTCAAAGAGTAATTCTAGAAGGCTATTTCAAAGACAAAGCTGTTAATGGCGTTAGTCTGCTTGCACAAGATGCAATCGTAGCAGGTGGTCACCGTACCGCTGTTATGGAAGACTTAATTGCTATCTCTAGTTTAGAGGACTTTTTTGTCACAGTAGAAAATTTAGGTTCTGTGCCTGCAGATGAAGACGACGACGTCGAATAACTGGAGGTGTAGACCATGAGCAACGAAGCAGATTTATGGGATATGTCTGACGAAGAACTTGAAGCGGCTTTTAAAGAAGCTCAAGCAAATCAAGATTCCCCTGATACCGACCTAGAGGCAGAGATGCCTCAAGAAGAATATGAAGAAGCAGCTTCAGATTATGAAGAAGCTGCGGAAGAAGAATTTGACGATGGTCCTGAGCAACCTGAAGATGAACTTGAGGACTCCGGCCATGATACTAGCGACGAATCCGAAACGGACGAGTTTGAAGAAGAAGACGATTCTGAAATTGACGAAGAGGTTCCTGACGAGGACTCTGAGACAGAAGAGGAAGATAGTTCTGATGAAGACGAAGAAGATGACGAGGAAGAGCAACCAGTACAGAGCTATAAGTTCAAAGCTAATGGCAAAGACTATGAGTTTTCTAGTGAAGAGATCGTAGATCAATTCCCTAAAATCTTTGGTCAAGCAATGGATTACACCAAAAAGATGCAAACCATCAAACCTTGGCGTAAAACTATTGATGCTATTGAAAGTGCTGAACTTAAGCACGAAGACGTAAGTCTTATGATAGATGTACTGAAGGGCGACAAAGGCGCTATTGCAGAAGTATTAAAGCGAACAGGTACTGATACCCTCGACTTGGATTCTGATGACAATGACCCCTATGTAGCTAAGGATTATGGTCGAGACGACAGTGCCTTGGCAATTAAAGATATCGTTGACGATATTAGCCGAGACCAAGAGTATGCAACGACTCATAATATTTTGTCTAAAGAGTGGGATGATACTTCATGGAAAACCATGACAGAGAATCCTGAAATGATTAGGCTACTCCACACAGACGTTAAATCTGGTATGTTTCAGACGTTACAACCAGTAGCAGAAAAGCTAAAAGTCTATGATGGCGGTAGAAAATCTGATTTAGATTATTATAAAGAGGCTGCTCAACAGCACTTTACTCAAGTTGCTGAGCAAGACGCTTTTGAAGAGCGTAAAGCTGCACGACAAGCTGAGCTAGAAACTAGAGAGGCTGAACAAGCCCGACTAGCTGAAGTAAAAGCTAAGTCACAACAGCGTAGCGCTACAACTAAAGCCTCTGCGAAGCGTAAAGCTGCTGCACCTACTAAGAATGCAGTAGCAAGTCGTGATGTAGTTGACTACTTAGACGCATCAGATACTGATTTTGATGAGTGGTACAAACAGCTACAAGATGACATTTAAACATCTTTTAAATTGGGGAGTAACATCCCCTAAATAGCTTATATTGAGGACAATTATAATGGCTACTAATGTATATGGTAACGGTACTAACAGCACAGCGGGTGCTAATACTATCGTTCATTTCTATGATCGTGCAGGTGTTAAAGCGGCTAACCGCACTAACATCTACGGTCAGTTCGCAGATCGTAAATCTATGCCTAAGAAAATGGGTAAAACATTTAAGATCTCTAAGTTTTTACACATGTATGACCGTTCTATCAACGACGCGGCATTTGCTGAAAAAGGTTTCTTATCAGCTCGTGACATTGATGACGTAAACACTGCATTAACTTCTGCTACTTTAGCTGAAGGCGCTGGCGCAGTTAACAAAAAGTCTTTACAAAAAGTTACAATGGAAACTTCTTTAGCTCGCTACGGTGAGATGATTGACTATACTGATGAAGTAGAGTTATTTTCTGAAGATGCAATCCAAGTACGCTACCGTGAAGAGTTAGGTGAACTAGCAAACTCACGTATGGAAGACTTAATCCAGTTAGATATGCTTGCTACTCCTACAGTAATGTATGCGGGTGATGCAACTTCTATTGGTGAAATAGATGCGGACTCTACTGTTTCTTATGACCTTATCCGTAAGGCTGTACGTAAACTAGTTCGTAACCGTGCACAGAAAAACACTCAAATGGTAACTGGTTCTAACAAAATCGATACTAACACAGTAGCTAAAGCATTCTATGCTGTTATTGGCGCTAACGTTAAAGGCGATCTAGAAACTCTTACTCGTGGTACTGTTGCTGACAACGGTATGACTGAGTTTGTATACGTTCCTGCCCACAAGTACGGTTCTGCTGCTACCCTAGCTGAAGGTGAAGTTGGTGCAATGCACGAAGTTCGTTTTATTGAGTCTGAAGCTGCTGTTGTATATGCAGGTCAAGGTGCAAGCGCTACCGGTCACACTGGTGGTTTATCTGTTACTGGTGATAACTTCGACGTGTTCCCAATCTTATTCCCAACTCAAGGTTGTTTCGCAACTGTAGGTCTTAAGGGTCAAGATAAGATTAAGTTCAACTCTAAGTCTCCAGAGTCTGTAGAGAATGCTAACCCTTACGGTACTAACGGTTTCTTCTCTTACAACTTCTTCTACGCAGGTATCATCCTTGAAGAAGAAAAACTACTTAAAGTATTAGTTTCTGCTTCTGCATAATCTATAACTTATAGTTTTATAAGAACCCCTCTTCGGAGGGGTTTTTTATATCTTTACATTAATTGCAGTATTTTATATAATACGTAAGTAAGAATAACCTTATAACCTCTAAATAACCTTTAAGGACTTAGAAAAATGTCAACATTACAAGAATTGAAACAAGAAGCAGATGAACTAGGCTTAACTTATAATAAAAACATAGGTGCAGCTAAATTATCTGAAAAGATTGAAGCTTTTTATGAAGGTCAAGAAACTTCTGGCCCAGCTTTAGAAGCAGCAGTCGCTGAAAAAGAAAAAACAGCTACTAAAAAAGCTGATACTGTAGAAGACCCTAAAATTGCTAAGCGTATTGCTAGAGAAAAAGCAGCAAGGGAGACTAAGATTGTTACTATTATCGATAACGATCAACGAGTAAATAACCAAACTACTACTTGTGTAGTAAATTGCTCAAACTCTTATTTCGACCTAGGTACTAGAATTTTACCTTTAAATGAAAAGATTGAAGTAGCTATGGGTCATATTCGTACACTACAAGAGGTAAAAATCCCTCTTCACGTACGAGATAACAAGACAGGGCTATCTATGGTTAAGATGCGTCCCCGCTATTCGATTTCGTTCGAAAGCATTTAAAAAAGGGGCCTACGGGCCCTTTTACATTTATACATACTGAAGGATTGGACTATGAGCTGCTCTACGGCTAAATTTACTATCACAAAAGGTTTAGATAATACCTTCCTCTTTACCATCAAAGCTGATGGATCCACTCTTCCTTTGGAATTAAGTCCTACAGATACATTTACTGCAGACCTAGTTCCCCTAGATCCTGATGACACTACTACAGGACTTTCTGATATTAATTTGCTTTTACCTAGTAATTTACTTTCAGGCAAAGTCTCATTAACAATTTCAGAAATTCAAGCTTCCGACCTCGTAAGTGATAAAGGTACGAAAACAGATCGTTATTATTTACGACCTACGTACAAGCTAATTATTAGATGTAACACTCTTAATAATGGTAATTTTATTGCTAAGGTGCCAGAAATTTATGTCGATTAAAACTAATACTACTATAGAAGTAACTCCAGATACCACAGAAATAACACCTAGTTTTACTAAAGACCTAGTTGCTACTAATACTCATTGTGTAGAAATCGAAGACAACCCTACTATTACAGGCATTAAAAAAGAATACTCTATAGTAGGAGATGGCTTATACGCTTCTATAAACGTAGATGAAGCTCCTGAATGGCTTACAGGCATTATAGATGCTGTTGTAGATAATGCTATAAGAGCAGGACAAAGTAACTACGATGATCTCGTAGAAGACGTTAGAAACGCTATAGATTCTATAGATCTGGCAAGTAACAACTACGTAGAAAGAGTAGATATAAACAATCTTGTAGACGAACGAATAGTAACTAAGATTGAACAATTAAATGCTACCTTAGATGGTAAATTTTCTACTATTACTTACGTAGATGGCGTTATTGCATCAGAACGTAGTACTTCTGCATTTGCTGTATCGGACTTACGGTCAGAATTAAATGGTGAAATTAACAGCAGAGTTACTACTTTACAAAACACTTTAGCCAACTTTAATGAAGCTCTTGCAGGAGATATTACTGTCCTGGATACTGCTTTTAAAGATCAAGCTTCTGACCTAGAAGGCAACAGCCAAGCAATTCAAGGACTCCAAACTTACGTAGGGCTGACAGATTTTAATTACCCTAATGGTACGGGAATGTTATCTAGAATAGGTATTCTAGAGAAACAAAATGACGGTCTTATAGAATATACTACTGGTACTTATGATGTAATAAGTAACCGAGATCCGAACGATCCTAATGCTGAGGATGACCAGCTTTTAGTCAATGCAGAACCTTACGCTACTTGGATTGCAGCAGATACAGCAGCTACAGTTATAGATGAAGGCGTAAGGACTAATTATGAAACAGTAAGGTCTGCACATATAGGCGATGTGTATATTCAGTATGATGCTACTACTGGAGATTACCTTAAAGCTTACAAGTTTATAAAAACTGCTGAAGACGTAACATCTCCTTTTGCTACAGACGGCGATGGATACACGTGGGCACTAGTTACTGATACCGATGCTCAAAATGCTTATATAGTAGCACTGCAAGCAGAAGACCTAGCTGACAGTAAACGTAGAGTTTTTACAGAAGAACCTTTTGCTCCTTATGACAAAGGAGATCTGTGGGTAGACAGCAGCGTAACTCCGCAAATTGTTAAAACAGCTATTACAGGAGATTCAGGAAGTTTTCTTGCTTCTGAATGGGTACAGGCTGATCAACAAGCCCAAGATTTTATTACAAATACTTATGAGCCTGATAGCGCTGCCTTGCACAGACAACTAGATGGCAAAATAGAGTATTTCTTTTTTGATACGTATGAGGATGTAACTCATATCGTTGAGGATGTAGAAGTAGCTGCAATTAGTGAAGCTGACGCTTTAGATATAATAGAAAGCGATTGGACTACTACAGAATTAAAAGACAGCGCAAACGGCAATGTAGTATATTTTAAAGACACTACAAATGCCTACTGGTATCAAGCAAGCACTCCTGATTGGCTTGTTGTTGCTGACACTTCTATATATGAAGCGCTACAAGACGCTGCAACAGCTCAAGGCGCTGCTGATGGTAAAATATCACAGTTTTATGCGTGGGGCGGCAGCGAGGCTCCTGCAAATGGGTACTCTAGGATAGTAGAGCCTGCTTATACTGATGAAAACGGTAATGAAGTTGCAGCCTTAACTACTCCTGTATCAGGAGATAACTTTTTATACTGGTATAAAACAAATGGAAGTCTTTACTACAAACCTGGAGAGGAGTGGGTACTAGTTCCTACTACTGCTGGTACAGGAAGTTCTTACATTTCAGAAGGTGATGTACTTACAGTATTTAATCCTGTTGATGGGGACATTACTAACTATTCGTATAACGGAAGTACTTGGCAAACTACAGGTCCTACAGGAATTATATCTAGTAGTAGTTTTTTTGTAGATCTTGAGTCTGAAGTAAGAGGACCTAATGGTATTGTTGCCCAAGGATTTTCTGACCTGCGTGTAGAAACAGAGTCGTATACTAATAATGCTGTTACCGGCGTAACTAACAACTTTGCTTATGACAGTGAAATTTTCCTGAATGGTAAGTACTATAAATCAGGTTTTGGCCTAAAAACCGGAGGAGTAACAGACCATTCTAACGATCCGGCAAACGGCGAAACAAAAGAAACAGCGTTTGATAGTGAATTTTATGTAAACGCTAAAAGATTTGTACTTGAAAATCCTGATGTAGAAGGAGTAAAAGCTACTTTTACTGTAACAGATACAGGTATTCAGCTAGGCGTAGAGCATACAGAAGCTAC